AAAAGAATCCTACAAATGGTGTCGGTGGTCCTGTAACTTATTTTTTTCATGAGGAAGCAGGTATTGCTCCTAATATGAATGATACATATGGATTCATGAAACCAGCACTTAAGTCTGGTCATATGATCACTGGTCAGTTTATTGCAGCAGGATCAGTCGGTGATCTTGATCAATGTGAACCATTAAAACTTTATATAGACAAACCAGAAGAAAATGGATTTTATGGTGTAAAGTCTAATCTTATAGATAAAACAGGTACTATTGGCGTTACCGGCTTGTTTATTCCTGAGCAATGGTCAATGCCTCCATATATAGATCAATATGGTAATTCTCTTGTACAAGAAGCTCTTGATGCCCTTGAAGAAGAGTTTGTAAAGCTTAAGAAAGATCTTGAACCGGCAGCTTATCAACTTGAAGTATCTCAGCATCCTCGTACTATAGAAGAAGCTTTTGCCACAAGAAAGCTTTCTATATTTCCTCCTCATTTAATTTCTAAACAACAGCAACGTATTCAAGATAAACAATATCCTGTAGAATATTTAGAGTTATCTAGAGATGCTGATGGAAAGATTATAGATAAACCTTCTAGAAAGATACCTATTACAGAATGGCCTATTTCTAAAAAGACAGAAGATAAAGAAGGAGTGTTGTGTATCTATGAAAGACCTCACAAAGATCCAAGTTTTGGAATGTACTATGCATCTGTCGATCCAGTAGGAGAAGGTAAGACAACTACATCAGATTCCTTATGTGCTATTTACGTATATAAGAATCCTGTAGAAATTATTAAAGACTCTGGAAATGGCAATGTAGAAAATAGTATAGAACGTGATAAGATCGTGGCATCTTGGTGTGGACGTTTTGATGATATTAATAAAACTCATGAGCGTTTAGAATTGCTCATAGAATGGTATAATGCCTGGACTATTGTAGAAAATAACGTAGCTTTGTTTATACAATATATGATTAGCAAGAAAAAACAGAGATACTTGGTTCCTAAGGATATGATCTTATTCTTAAAAGACATTGGTGCCAATCGTAACGTATTCCAAGAATATGGATGGAAGAACGTAGGTACATTATTTAAAGGAACTGTATTATCTTATGCTATTGAGTTCTTAAAAGAAGAGCTTGATCAAGAAACTACTGCTGATGGAACTATAGTAAAAACCATATATGGAGTGGAAAGAATTCCTGATCCAATGCTCCTAAAAGAAATGCAAGCTTACCAAGATGGTGTCAACGTGGATAGACTTGTAGCTTTTTCAGCCTTAATAGCCTTTGCAAAGGTGCAACAATCTAACCGTGGATTGGCTAAACGTGTAGAAGTTACAAATGAAAATTTGGCTAACTCCCAAAAATTTAGTAAATTAAATTACAGCCCCTTTAGACATATGGGTAGTTCTAAGAGAGGATCAGGTAGTAGTCAACCCCCTAGAAATCCTTTTAAAAATATAAGATAATGCAAGAAGAAATGCCATTACATGCTCAAAAAGTAGCTATACTATCTCGTTTAATAAAAGAAAGTTCTCTTACACTTGAGGAAGCTTTGCTTATTTTAAAAGAAGAAGAGGTAGAATCAACAGTTGTTTCAACACCAGGTTGGTCAACTGGAACTACGACACCATGGACAGTACCTATTCAACCTTATGGAACCATTAATGGTAATCCAATTACATTTACTACTTCAAACTCTTTAACTGGGTCAATGACTACTACTAGCAGTACTAGAAGTTTTACAGCTGACTTAGACTTAAATAATTAAGAATCATGCAGATATATAACGCAATGGATCTCAAAGCTGGTAAAAAAGCTGACTATAACAAGATGGGTACACTTACCCAACCTATTCAATTCATATCTGAAAATGAGAAGAATGAGGAGTGGAGAGCCTGGAACTTAGATTGGTTAGAGTTTCAAGGTATGAAACAGCTTAGACGCAATGCTCGTAGACTCATGAAAAACTATAACCTTGCCAAAGGTATTATAGACAAAACTGACTACATTATAGAAGAAGATAACGAGGTGGCTGATCTTATAGATACATTAACTAAACAAGATGAATCAGCTTTAGAGCTTAAATTTTACCCTATTATTCCAAATGTGGTGAATGTACTTACTAATGAATTTAGTAAACGTACTTCTAAAATCATGTTTAGAGCTATAGATGATATATCTTATAATGAAATGCTAGAAGCTAAACGTCAAATGGTAGAAGACGTTTTGTTACAACAAGCTCAGCAAAAGATGTTCATGAACTTGATTAATCAAGGAATGGACCCTGAATCAGAAGAAGCTCAACAGATGTTATCTCCTGAAAGTTTAAAGACTCTTCCTGAAATTGAAGACTATTTTAAAAAGGATTATAGATCTATGATTGAAGAGTGGGCCACCCATCAAATGAAGGTGGACACTGAAAAGTTTGGTTTACAAGAACTAGAAGAGCGTGCTTTTAGAGACATGCTTATTACAGATAGAGAATTTTGGCATTTTAAAATGAATGAGGATGACTATGAAGTAGAGCTTTGGAACCCGTTACTAACCTTTTATCATAAGTCTCCAGATGTACGTTATATTTCTCAGGGTAACTGGGTAGGTAAAATGGATATGATGTCTGTATCAGACGTTATTGACAAGTTTGGCTGGATGATGAATCAAGAGCAGTTAGAAGCTTTAGAAGCTATTTATCCTGTAAGAGCTGCTGGTTATGCTATCCAAGGTATGCAAAATGATGGAAGTTACTATGATCCTACAAGATCTCATGACTGGAATACTCAAATGCCATCATTGGGGTATAGACAATTTGCTTCTGTATATGACTCTAAGTTTGGTACAGGAGATATAGTTGAATGGATCTTATCAGATTCAGAAGATACTATTGACTTTGGTAAATCTCATTTATTACGTGTATCTACAATTTATTGGAAGAGTCAACGTAAAGTGGGTCATTTAACTAAGATTACAGAAGAAGGAGAGATTATACAAGATATTATATCTGAACAATATAAAATTACAGATAAGCCTCAGTATAACACTGTGGTATATAAACAAAAGACTAAGGACAACTTAATCTTTGGTGAACATATTGACTGGATATGGATTAACGAAACTTGGGGTGGTGTTAAAATAGGACCCAATCGTCCAGCATTCTGGGGTATGAATAACCCAGGTGGTATTAACCCAATCTATTTAGGCCTTAATGGTGGTAAGCCAGGTAAGGTTCCTTTTCAGTTTAAAGGTGATAGTACATTATATGGATGTAAACTTCCAGTGGAAGGTGCTGTATTTGGGGATAGAAACACCCGCAGTATTTCATTGGTTGATCTCATGAAACCATATCAGATAGGTTACAATATTGTAAATAACCAAATAGCTGACATTTTAGTAGATGAGCTTGGTACGGTTATTATGTTAGATCAGAACTCTTTGCCACGTCACTCTATGGGAGAAGACTGGGGTAAAAATAATCTGTCTAAAGCCTATGTGGCCATGAAGAATTTCCAGATGTTACCTTTGGATACATCCATTACTAACACTGAGAATGCTCTTAACTTCCAACACTATCAAGTGTTAAACTTAGAGCAAACTAACCGTTTACTTTCTCGTATTCAATTAGCTACATATTTTAAGAACCAAGCATTTGAAACTATTGGTCTAAATCCTGAACGTATGGGTCAGCAGATTGCTCAACAGCAAACTGCTACAGGTATAGAGCAAGCTATGAATGCATCTTATGCTCAGACAGAACAGTATTTTATACAGCATTCTGACTATTTGATGCCAAGAGTTCACCAAATGAGAACTGACTTAGCTCAATACTATCATTCTAAGAAGCCAAGTTTACGTCTTCAATATATAACTGGTAATGATGAAAAGATTAATTTCCAGATAAATGGAACAGATCTTTTAATGAGAGACTTTAATATTTTCTGTACTACTAAGACTAATCAAAGATCTGTAATGGAGCAGTTACGTCAGATTGCATTAAATAACAATACTACTGGAGCTTCTATATTTGATCTTGGTAATGTTGTTAAATCTGAATCTATTGCTGAACTTACTGGTGTTCTTAAGGATGCTGAACAAAAAGCTAATGCTCAGAAACAAGCTGAGATGGAACAACAGCAGAAGATGCAAGAAGAATTACTTGCTTCTCAAGAACGTCAGAAGCAAATGGATCTTCAGTTTAAAGCTGAACAAGCTGATCTTGATAGACAAAATAACATCACTCTTGCTGAGATTAGATCAGCTGGTTATGGTGCTATGATGGATATTGATAAGAATCAAGTATCTGATTATCAAGATGTTCTAGCTAATATTCAGAAACAGCAAAGTTATCAAGACACTATGAGTTTTAAACGTGAGCAGGAAGTTAATAAAACTGCTACTAATGCTCAGAAGTTAGATATTGAACGTCAGAAGTTACAAACTCAAAAGGAAATTGCTGACAAACAATTACAGATAGCTAAGGAAAATAAGAACAAATATGATGTTTCTTCTAAGAAGAAGAAATAATTATAGCTCTATTATCCAGACCTTAGATGCTTTATTTTAAAAAATTGTAAATTTTTAAGATTTAAGTTGTATATTTTTAATGTAGAGATACACATAAAAACCAAACAAAATGACTGATAATCAGAACACTGTACAGACATCTGTACAACAAGTAGACCTTGACATTGATAGTTGGTTAGGAGCTCCTGGAGCAGACAGTATAGTTACCCCAGCAGGTGGTAATCCAACTGGAGAAACTACAGAGCTTAAACCTAGCATTTTTAGTCAGGGCAAACCAGATCTTAGTTTCTTAGATAAAGAGATTGAAGATACTGAAGAACATAAGGATAAAGACGGAAATGTCTTACCTAAAGTTACTAAAGAAGAAACTAAAGACCTTATAGATAGTCTAGAAGGAAATCCTGATGAGGATGACGAAGACGGTAAATCTAAAGGAGGAAGACCTAAAACAGATAAGTCTGGATTAATAGGGTTTCTTAAAAAACGTATAGAGTCAAAGGAAATGTTTGCCTTTGATGACTATGATGAAGAAAAACAAGATCTTGAAGAGTATTTAGGTACTCTTGGAGAGAAAGATATAGAAGAGCTTTGGCAAGCTAATATAGACAATATGAAGTCTGAAGTGGCTGCTAAAACTCCAAAAGAGTTTTTTGAGTCTTTACCTGAAGAACTTCAATATGCTGCAAAGTATGTAATGGATGGTGGAACAGACTTAAAAGGAATGTTTCAAGCTCTAGCTCAAGTTGAACAAGTAAGGTCTTTAGATCCAACTAATGAAAATGACCAAGAAGGTATTGTAAGATCTTATTTACAAGCTACCGGTTTTGGTAATGAAGAAGAGATTGATGAAGAAGTAACTACTTGGAAAGATTTAGGTGTATTAGAAAAGAAAGCTAAACAATTTAAGCCTAAGTTAGATCAGATGCAAGAAGAGATTGTTCAATCTGAGATTGCAGAACAAGAAGCTAGAAAACAACAACAGGAACAAGCTGCTGAAGCTTACATGAAAAATGTGTTTGAAGCTTTAAGACCGGCAGAAATTAATGGTCTTAAGTTAGATAAGAAGACACAAGCTCAGTTATACAGCGGTCTTGTTCAACCTCAATATCCTTCTATTAGTGGAAGACCTACTAATCAGTTAGGACATTTGTTAGAGAAGTATCAGTTTGTAGAACCAAACTATCCTTTAATAGCTGAGGCATTATGGTTACTATCTAATCCTGAGGAATACCGTCAGAATTTAGTAAAACAAGGTAAGAATCAAGCTGTTGAACAAACAGTTAGAACTCTAAAAACTGAACAATCTAGAAAAACTAGTAGCACTCATCAAGAAGATGACGAGCCAAGATCTAGAAAGTTAGTAAGACCTACAAATATATTTAAAAGATAATTCTTATAATTTCTAACCCTTAAAATTAAAAAGCCTTATGGCAACTCCAGTTTTGAATAATGGTATATTTCTACGTGATACCACTTATCAGACAAGTTCACACGTAGACTCGTATCACCTTTCAAACTTACTGAAGTCAGCTGAGCCTACAGACTTAGGTCCTGTAGACTTATGGGCTATGGCACAAAAAGTAGAAATGCCTTTGTACCAGATGTCTAGCTTCGGTGGTAAGAACGTTATCTCTGTAGATAATGCTCGTGGTGAGTACAAATGGCAGATTCCAGTAACGCAGGATCTTCCTTACATTACAGAAGACATTGAATCAGCTAATGCCACTAAAGGTATTGATGGTCAGTCTTTCAAAATCAAATTGAATAAGCGTTCTTTTGGTCATGGTGATATCATCACTTATGACAAGTACAATGGTGTTGAAATGTACATCACTGCTGACGATATTATCCCAGCTGGTGACGGTTTCATCTACACTGTACAGTTAGTAAACAACGACAATGCTAAGTACTTGGATAACAAATACTTAAAAGTTGGTACTAAAGTTTTCCGTAAAGGTTCTGCACGTGGTGAGTACGGTGAAAGATTTTCTGACATCGGTAACATCAATGCAGGTTTCCGTGAATTCTACAACTACGTTGGTGGTGCTGAAGCTCACGTTCACTATTCTGTAAGCTCTAGAGCTGACTTAATGATGAAAGGTGGTATGAAAGCTGATGGTACAGTTCCTGTAATTGAGATGTGGAGAAACTTTGACAAGAGTGTTGATCCTTCTATTTCTAACTTAGAAGACATGGCTTCTAAAATGGGTAAAGATTATGTAAAGAAAGCTTACCAATCTGGTCAGTTAACTCGTACATTCTTAACTACAATGGAAGCAGCTCACTTGAGCAAAATTGCAAATGACATTGAAACCTACTTAATGTGGGGTCAAGGTGGTAAGGTTAAGCAAGATGGTCCAGACGATATCAGATTATCTGTAGGTCTTTGGAAGCAATTGGATAACTCTTACAAGCGTATTTACAACAAGGGTAGTTTCAACTTGGATTTATTCAAGAGTGAAATCTTTAACTTCTTCAACGGTAAAGTTGAGTTCCAAGGTCCAGATCCTAAGCGTCAATTAGTTGTACAAACTGGTTTAGGTGGTATGAAATTGGTTAACGAAGCTATCAAGAAAGAAGCTATCAACTCTGGCTTAGTGATTAATGCATCTGAAATTGGAGCTATCACTGGTAAAGGAATGGACTTAAACTTTGGTTTTGCTTACACTCAATACGTTATTCCGTTCTTGGCTAACGTTAAGTTTGTATTGAACCCAGCGTTTGATAACATCCACACTAATGATATTGAGAACCCAATCATTGATGGTTTCCCATTAAGTTCTTACAATTTCATTATCTTTGACATCACAGATAATACTAACGACAATATTTACTTATTGAAGTTAAGCTGGGATAATCAATTAAAATGGTTCTATCAAAACGGTACAATGGATTACATGGGTCGTACACAAGGCTTCCAGTCTTCTGGAAACTTCAACGGTTACCGTGTATTCATGACACAAACAATGCCAGCTATTTGGGTTAAAGATCCAACTAAGGTATTGAAGATCGTTATGAGAAACCCAGTTACTGGCGGATCATTCTAATAATACTTACAATCCTGGGAGGTAAAATCTCCCAGGCTCTTGTATCTATATCCTCCCTTAGAATAGTATTCTAAGAAAACCTAACCTGTTGTACGCAGACTGGCTGATCACCGGAGAGCTTGCAACTCTCAACAGGTTCTAACATTAGGTCTTCGGACCATGTATAAAAACCAAAAAACCAAATATGAGTAGTGTAACAATCGTGGAAAAGTATCCACAGAACAAGAAGTCTAGCATAGCTATACGTCCTTATTTTGATCCGGCTGTAGACAATATGGGTTTACAGAAATACGGATTAAGTCTTTTTGACGGAGCGTTCCACGAGGAACAATTAGCTTGTTTAGAAATCAATGGTATTAAAAGATACCTTACAGGTCTTAACGAGTTTGCTCCAGAAGTAAAGAACTTACCAATGGAAGAACAAGAAGCTAAGATTAAAAGTATTCGTAGCATTATTGTACAACTTGAAAGAGAGTTAGCTGCTAATATGATTGAAGCTAATGACAAAGAGTTTTGGAATAAAGTAAAACTTCTTAAACCAGATAATAGTGATTTCTGGGATAAGATTAAGATAAGATGTGGTAATGAACCTGTGTTTTTAGAGCCTGACAAAGATCCTTATGATCTTATTAGACTTTATGCAATAGACGCTGGTGGTTTTTCAATAATAGCTAAATCTTTAGATGAAGCTCGTAGAATGCCAGTTCCTCCTAAGTTTTATTTAGATAAATTAGAAGAAACTGCTACACTTAACACTGAAGTTAAGAAGTTAAGAAACAAGGCTTTATCAGAACTTCAGAAGTTATTTGATAAAAACACTAATAAGTTATTCTACATTGCTAAAGTGTTAGATGCTAATAGTGCTCAGTATAAGAAGTCAACACCTAATGACATTGTTTATGATAACATGGACAAGTATATTAATGGAGACTTAGTAGACAAGAATAAGAAAAAGACCGCTGAGAGATTCTTAGATATAAGCAATCTTGATATGGAAACTTTAAAAATAAGAGCTATTGTAAAAGATAGTGGTTATTATAAGTTCATTGCTACAAAAGCTGACGGATTTATTTACCACATGGAAACAACAACAATGATGGGTAGAACCCCTTCAGATGTGGTAGAATATTTAAAGAATCCTTTGAATGAAGAACTCTTAGTAAATCTTACTAAGAAGGTAGAAGGATACTGGAATCAGTAAAAACAGTACCTGGGTTGCTTCCCGTGAGATCAGCACCCAGGTCTTTATAAAATATGAACAATAGTACATTACAAATAAAGTTTAAGCAGCGTCTGAATAAGTTGGATTCTATGGACTATGATAACATAGAATGCTGGCAGATAACAGAAGCTTTCAATAAAGCTCAAATAGAATGGGCCCGTAGACAGTTACATGGTAACAACGGTGCAAAGCAGCTGCCTGAACAAAGTATTACTGCTATTGATGATTTACAAGTTTTATTAGTAGAGAGAGATCTTAAACTTAAAAACTTAGACTTGTTCTTTGAATCTTTAAAAATACCTGATGACTACTTACATTTTGTAAGAATGAGTGGGTATGCTAGTTCAGATTGCTGTCCTAGACGTCCATTGTCTATCTACCAGGCTGAAGAAGCTAACGTAGATATTATGTTATCGGATAGTTTTAAATCACCTTCTTTTGAATGGGCAGAGACTTTCTGTACAATTATGGGAGATAAGATTAGAATTTATAGTGACAATAAGTTTGCTATAGAAGATGCTAGTCTTGTTTATTACAGAAAACCAAGAGCTGTTCAAATATTAGGTTGTGTAGATCCAGCTAACGGTTTACAGTTTAAAGCTAACCAAACTTGTGAATTAAGAGATGATATTATAGAAATTATTATAGATGACGCTGTAGCAATACTAGCTGGAGATATGGATAATGTAACACAGTATCAGAGAAATTTACAAAACGCAACTAGAAACAGTTAATAATGGCTTTACAGAAATTATCTAGACCAACCCCAATGGGACCTTGCACTGAGACAGCAGCAATGATAGCTCATGCACAAGCTCTTACTGTGAGCATGCATCAGCTACATCTGAAGATTACAGGACCTGGTTCATTATCAGTTCATAAAGCTCTTAATGAGTTTTATGGTGGAATGCCAGATCTAATTGATGCTGTAGCTGAACAGTATCAAGGAGCTCGTGAGAAGCTTCTAGATCTTCCAGCAGTACCTGCATATAAATGCGGATCTGTACAGGAAGCTATTTCTCACATGAAAGAACTATATACAGAAGTTGTTGATTTACAGAAGATTATGCCTTTCTCAGAAGTAACAAACCAACTAGATGAAGTGAAAAGCTTGATCTCCTCAACTAAGTATAAGTTAATGTTCTTAAGTTAAAAACAATTTTTTTATTTATAAACCCTTAAATTAAAGCCCTATGTATTTTCCTAATGCATTCCGCAAGTCATTCTTGCCTGCTAGCACAACATTAGCTAGCTCAGGATCAACTGCTGCTTTAACTGCTGGACAAATTGGTTTCTTTGATGCCAAGACTTTCCAAGCTGTTACTGCTCAAGCTGCTCCATTTATCTTAGCTCAAGGTAGTTACTTTGCTGCTGACAAAATTGGCCCTGTTCACGGTGGTTACAAAGAGTCAGTTAAGTCTAAAGTAATTAACCCTAAGTACATCAGCCGTCTTATTAAAGTGACTTCTGATAGTGCTCAGAATCAAATCGTTAAAGTAGAAGCTAATGCTTGTGCAGGTCTTGCTTGCGACAGCACTATCCGTTTACGTCTTGACGTTAAAGGTTCTCCTGCTCTTCGTTTTTTAAATCATCAGTTGTACAAGACTTTAGATGCATACACAGGATGTTGTGATGCAAACAGTGCAGCAATTGATCATACTGTAGCTCTTTTAAAATGGGCTGATCAGATCAATGAAGCTCCTTTGTTAAAAGATTTTGTACAAGCTAAAGTATGGTTAGAAACTACAGCTTCTGTAGCTATTGATCCTACTGCTGGTTCTACAACTATTGTTGTGGCTAATGCTGATGCAGCTGCTTTTACAGCTGGTGAGAAAGTAGTTCATGCTTCTTTAGCTCCTAACAGCATTGTTGTAAGTGTTGGTGCTGCTGATTCAGCTAGCTCTGGTAATGCAAACGTTGTTCTTTCTGTAGCTGCTGTTAGCTCTACAAATGGTAATGCTGCTGTTTTTACTGCACAAACTACTGCTGGTTACACTCCTGCTACTTCTAGTTTAGGATCTGTAAACTCTCATTTAGACATTGCTGCTGCTTATGTTGAAACTAAGTTTGGAACTTGTACTTTTACTCCTACTGACAAGTATGAATTAGAACCATTGTTTATCTACGCTTCTGTAGTAGACGAGTCTGGTGAGCCTTGTAAAGTAGAATGTATCACTGTATCAGAAACACAAGCTCCTAAGCAAGCTTCTGGTTTAGGTGAGACTGTATTACGTGAATTGATCTTAGACGGTCGTTATTTACAAAACGCATATCCTGATAGCTCTCGTGTAGATAGCTTAAGAATGCGTGAGATTGAAGCAGATCCTGCTTTAGCTACAGTAAATAAAGCTGGTTTATACGATCAGGTGTTAATCTTGCACAATGTGCCTCGTTTTAACAACCCTTCTAGCACTTTTGATAATGATCAGTATTTGATCGTAGTTCACGTACCAGCTGGTACTTCAACTAGCTCAATTACTAACTTCATTGCATCTAGTGCAAGTGCGGCTGGTAATGCAGTAACTTTAGAGACTGTATAATCTATTTACTCTATAGACAAAAGGGAGGAACCAAAAGTTCTTCCCTTTTTTGTTTTGGAGAAGTCCAAAAAAATGTTTATATTATTTATGTAGACTAAGTCTATTTCTATATTAAATTTTTAAAGTTTATCATAATGGCTACCAAACATCAGCTAAGTTTAGAGCTACCAGAATCTAACAATATTAAGGTTTTCCGTGTATTTGACACCAGTATTTATGCTGAGGGTATGACTATTGATTGTGGTACACTACGTATAACTTCACCTGGTTTTAACTTGCCAGTATCTATAGAAACCCTACCTAACTTTAACTTAGTACTTTCTGCATGTAGCTTAGGATTACAAAGAAGTTTTTGTGGGGAAAATTTTCAGAATATTCCAGATGGTATTTATGTGATTAACTATTCAGTATCACCTAACTCATCTGTATTTGTTGAGTATAATCATTTAAGGACTGCTCAAACTATGAATCAGTATTATAATATTTTAGCTTCTTTAGAATTAGCTGCTTGTGATCCAGAACCTGAGATCAAAGAAAAGCTTGCTGAGTTAAGAATGATAAAAAGTTTTATTGAAGCAGCTAAAGGTAAAGTGGAATACGCTCATGAGCCTGAAGCAGGTATGGAATTATTTGGTTATGCTAAAAAAAGATTAAGTAAATTAGTAAGCAGTATGGCTTGCTATACTTAACTTTGTAATTATAAAAACCAACATATATGAGAACATGTACTAACTGTGGCTCTCAAATTACCTGTAGTTGTCAAGACAGAGTAGCCACTGATGGAAAAAAAGTTTGTGGTAGCTGTATTGTAAGCTATGAACAAAAATTAATTGCACAAAGAAACTTAGATAGTCAGCAAAATGGAGAGATCCAAGCTAGTCTTACTATGGATGAAAAATTTAACTCTTAACTAAAAGATAGATGAAGAACTTCTTATTTCATAAAACAAAACATACTTTAAACTATGCTGATTCTGTTTACAGAAAGTTTAAAGAAATTAGATATGGTATAAGTTCTTGTAAGCCAGAATTAGAATCTGACTTAATATTTATGAGAAAAGAGTTAACTGATTGGCAAGCTTTTGATGATGCAGGTGCTTTAACAACATCTAATTTACAACATCAAACTTGGTTACCAGTAGAGTATGATCACAATATATACTTACATGGTGGTCATGGTTATTATATGACTAATGAAAACATTGGTCCACAAAGATTGGCTATTAACTATCAAGTTAGCGGTGCACCTGACACAAGTGTTATTCAAGTAAATGCTCATGGAGCTATTACTAGAATTAATCTTAGTCCGGCTATCACAATTAATAATAACATGTCTTATGTATACACTCAAGCTGCTCCTGCATTAGTATGGATGGTTGAGCATAAAATGGGCTTTAAACCTAGTGTATTTACAGAAGATGCTTCAGGAACTGATATACAAGGTGTTATTGAATATGTTGATCTTAATAACTTAAGAATTACGTTTAATCAACCTGTTGCAGGAAAAGCATACTTATCATAATGGCATTACAGAAGATATATATAGACTATGACTTTAATAAGAATAGTATTCTTAATGCTAAGTTACAACCTGTAACTACTGCAGAAAGAAATACGTTAGGGTCTGGTTATAATTCTAACGATGCTGGTATTATCGTATATGACACTACATTAAAAATGGTGTACTCATGGGACGGTAATGAATGGGATCAAGTAAGTTTATCCGATACTCAACTTGCTCAAATAGCTGAGGCTTTTAATAAAACAGTAGTTGATATTACTGTAACATCTGATAATGAGAATAGAACTATTATTCTTACATATAGAGACACACTTTCTATACAAGAGACTTACAAGTTTTCTCATATTCATACTCAAACGGTTTCATCTTCTACATGGAGCATAACACATAATTTAAATAAATACCCATCTGTTTCTGTAGTTGATTCAAGTAATGAAGAAGTTATTGGGGAAGTACAACATATTAATTCTAATTCATTAACAGTTAAATTTTCTGCACCATTTAGTGGGAAAGCATTTTTAAACTAATTATAATACAAATACTATGTCTAAAAAGTTTTTAACCAATCTGGACCTCACACAAAACCAGATTTTAAACGTAGCGGTTCACAACAAAGTTGGTCCACCGTCTAGTCCAGTAGTTGGTCAAATCTATTTTGACACTACTCCTTCAGTTTTAAGAATGTTCTTCTGGGATGGCACCGCATGGGTGGATATGTCAGGAGATATTCAAGACGTTCTTGGTGGTGCTGGTCTTACAGCATCTACATCTGCTAATGGTGATGTAATCACATTAGATGTAAACGTAGATAATGCTACTATTGAAATTGATTCTGATAGTCTTAGAGTTAAAGATCTTGGTATTGTTACTGGCAAGTTAGCTAACTCTGCAGTTACTACTGTAAAGATTAATGCTAATGCTGTAACTTTTGATAAGTTACAACAAGTTGCTAATCTAACAGTAATTGGTAATGTATCTGGTGCTACAGCTAATCCAGCTGAAGTTAGCATTATCACAGATATGGCTAACTCTAGTTCTACTACACTTGCTACATCTACAGCAATCAAAACTTATATTGATGCTAACGTAGGTAGTCTAGGTAACTTAGAAGGAGCATGGGACGCATCTAGTGGTTCATTTCCTGTAGGATCAAGTCCAGTTGCTGGCACTAAAGCTGGTGATTACTGGTATGTATCTACAGCAGGTACAACAGGTGGTGTTGCATTTAATGTTGGTGACGTAATTGTTGCTAAAACTAATAGTGCTTCTACATCTTCTGCTGCTGACTGGATTCAATTAGAAGTTAATAGAGATCAAGCTACTACAACTGTATTAGGATTGGTATTTCTTGCTACAAATGCAGAAACACAAACTGGTACAGACACTGTAAAAGCAGTAACACCTTCTGCTTTATCTTCTAGAACAGCTACAGAAACTCGTACAGGTATTGCAGAAATTGCAACTGATGCTGAGTTAACAGCTGGTACAGATGATACTAGAATTGTTACTCCTTTAAAATTAAAGACTTATTTAGATAACAGAACTGGTGGTTATGCTGCAAACATTGGAGGTGCTGGCACTTCTTATGCTTTATCACATGGCTTAAACACTGTTGATGTAATCGTGATGGTTAAAGATAATACTACATTGGAAGAAGTTATTACAGATGTAGTTATTACAGATGCTGCTACAGTAACTGTAAGTTTTGCTACAGCACCTTCTGCTAATGCGTATCGTGTAATCATCAAGAAATAATAAACTCTGAATGAAATTTCTATCTGACATACTAGCTAAAGCTGGTCTGACAGTAGATGGTGTAGTTACACTTAACAATACTGCTACTGGTCAGACTCCTGATGCTAATGACAATTCTACTAAGTTAGCAACCACTGCGTGGGTTAGAACTTTCGTTCAACCTTATAGTCTACCTATTGCCTCAGCTAGTGTGCTTGGAGGAATTAAAGTAGGTGCAGGATTATCTATTAATCCTAGTACAGGTGTTTTATCAGCATCAGCAGCAGGAATTAGTACAAGAGATATTTGTACATTTATAGCAACTGCTGGTCAAACTACTTTTTCTTGTTCTTACACTGTAGATCAAGTTGATGTTTTTTACAATGGTTCTAAACTAGGTGCTTCTGAATTTACAGCAAGTAATGGAACAACTGTAGTTTTAAACACAGCTTGTAAAGTTGGAGACTATCTAGAAATTGTTTCTTGGGTAGCTGGTGCAGGTTTATCTTCTAGTAGAACAATTACTATTAACGGGGTTACATACGATCTTACTGCAAATAGATCTTGGTCTGCATTACCAGTTGGTGGTGTAGCTGGAGATATTTTAGCTAAAGTAGATGGTACTGATTATAATGCTACATGGATTCCTAATTATACAAGTCAGGTACAACATTATGTAAAACTTAGTGCTACAATGACTGCTGGTACAGCGGTTTATGTATCTGGTTCTACAGGAGGTTCAGGTACAAATATGATTGTATCCAAAGCATCCAATGCTTCAGAAGCAACTTCTTCTAAAACATTAGGTCTTCTTAAAACAGGTGGTGTTACAAATGATGAAGTGTTTGTTGTAACAGAAGGTTTACTTGCAGGTTTAGATACAAGTACAGCTAATGCTGGTGATCCAGTATGGTTAGGAACTAATGGAGGACTTATATTTGGTTTATTAAATAAACCTACAGCTCCAGCTCATTTAGTATTTATTGGTGTTGTTACACGTGTACAATCAAATAACGGTGAGATTTTTGTAAAAGTACAAAACGGTTTTGAGCTAGATGAGCTTCATAATTTATCTGTAGCTAGTCCATCTGATGGTGACATGATTAAATATGTAGCATCTACAGGTTTATGGACTAAGATTGCTGCATCAACTACTAATATTGTAGAAGGTACGAACCTTTATTATACTACTGCTAGAGCAAATACTGATTTTGATACAAGACTTGCTACTAAGTCTACTACTAACTTAGCTGAGGGCACTAACTTATACTACACGGATACACGTGTAGGTACATATCTTACAAATAACTCTTACGCTACTCAAACTTATGTAAACACAGCAGTTTCTAATTTAGTAGATGCTGCTCCTGGTACATTAGATACATTAAATGAGTTAGCGGCTGCCCTTGGGGACGATCCTAACTTTGCTACTACAGTGGCAACAAGCATAGGTACAAAAGTTCCAAATACTAGAACGATAACTATTAACGGAACAGCATACGATTTATCTGCTGACCGTTCTTGGACTATAAACTCTATGGTATATCCTGGAGCAGGTATTGCGGTTTCTACAGGTTCTGCATGGGGTACAAGTATTACAAATAATTCTACAAATTGGAACACAGCTTATGGATGGGGTAACCATGCTTCTGCTGGTTATCTTACAGGAATTACAAGTAGTCAAGTTACTA